TTAGCCTTCTTGTAACACTAATACTTGTATTACGCTGGTGGACTGACCTATGAGTGGTGGAGTCTACAATCAAACATACTTTGACAATAGACCTGAAGAACAGCTACGAGAAGGTGTTCTATATGGAGTTGTTCTAGTAAACACAAAAACCTTTGAGCGTGAATGCATCAAAGTCGGAATTGCTAGTGGTAAGGACTGGCGACACGTAATCAAAAGAAGTCGTGGTTTTAAAGGGTATGAGTTGCGTATTCAACGAACCTATCACGATACAATCTACAACTGTTGGAAATACGAACAACAGCTACACGAGAAGTTCAAACACGAAAGTTATAAACCAAAACAAAAGTTTGGTGGGCATACGGAGTGTTTCGAAATTTCATCCCTTATTTTATCTGACTTTCCAAAAAATAAATCTTGACATTTGGTCACTCGTTTGATATAATAATATCATATTTAGGAGAAAGAGAAACTTTGAGACAGATAGTACCGCCAACAAATTGTCCAGCATGTAACAGTGTACTGGAGTTTGTAAACGATCAGTTATTCTGCTTGAACGACTCTTGCTCTGCTAAATCTGCAAAGCGTATTGAACACTTTGCAAAAACTTTGAAAATCAAAGGGCTCGGTCCTGCTACTATAGCTAGACTTGATCTATTTGATTTGCATGATATTTATTCTTTATCCCAAGAAGAAATATCATTATGCTTGGATTCAGAGAAACTAGGTACGAAACTACACAACGAGATACAACAATCAAAGAGTGTCGACCTTATAACTCTATTACCAGCTTTTTCGATACCGCTGATTGGCTCAAGTGCCACTAATAAATTAGCACAACACATCTCATCAATATATGAGATAACCCCAGAGATATGTATAGAGGCAGGTCTGGGTCCGAAAGCGGCGTCGAATCTTTATGACTGGTTAGTGAACACTTTCATTGACTACGGCTATAATGAACTTCCCTTTTCTTTTACTTGTAAAACACAGGCAAAAGTCAGTCTTGATGACACTAAGGGAACAGTTTGCATAAGTGGTAAGTTGAAAACTTATCCTACTAAAGCAGCCGCTACTCAAGTATTAGAAAAGTATGGCTTCATTGTAAAAGATAATTTAACGAAAGATGTAACAATCTTACTCAATGAGAGTGGAATTGAAAGTGCAAAAACTAAAAAAGCAGAACAACTCGGGATAAAAATATTTAACAACCTAAAACAAATAATAGAGGAATAAAAAATGGCATTACCTAAATGGACAGATGAGAGAACTCAACAATTAACAGACTTTGTTGGTTCCGAAAGCCCTATATCTCAATCAACAGTTGCAACTGCAGCTGCTGAGTTAGAAACATCAACACGATCAGTTTCTAGCAAGTTGAGAAAAATGGGATTTGATGTTGAACTAGCTTCAGCATCTGCTTCTAAGTCTTTCTCAGACGAGCAAGAAGCAACTTTAAGCGCTTTTGTTAACGATAACAGCGGCTCTTACACATATGCAGAAATTGCATCAAACTTCGAAGGCGGACATTTCTCTGCTAAATCAATTCAAGGAAAAATCTTATCAATGGAATTAACTTCTCATGTTAAGCCTGCTCCTAAAGTTGAAACAGTAAGAACTTACACTCCTGAAGAAGAAGGCACATTTGTAGAGATGGTCAACGGTGGATCTTTCGTAGAAGAAATCGCAGACGCACTTGGCAAATCTGTTAACTCAATCAGAGGAAAAGCTCTTTCACTTCTAAGAAGTGGCGAGATCAACGCTATTCCAAAGCAAAAAGAAACAAAAGGATCAAGCAAAGCTGATGTACTTGCTGATGTAGATGTTGCTAACCAAACTGTAGAAGAAATTGCTGACTCAATCGGCAAAACAGTTCGTGGAGTAAAAACTATGTTGACAAGACGTGGACTACAATGTTCAGACTACAACGGCGCAGCTAAAAAAGATATCGGTTAATCACCTAGTCTTTTGATTAGTTTAAGGCAGGGGTTCGCCCCTGCCCGTTTTTTACATACTTTGGGAGAGGTCAATTGAATATTGCGTCAGCGCTTTTAAAACAGATTATAGTTCAGAAAGATTTAGATACATGGTCTAAGTTAAAAGAACATTACCTACCTGGCGAGTACCAGTCAATTTTCCGCATCCTTGATAAACATATAGACAATTATCAAGACCTTCCACAATTCGAAGATCTCTCTTATGAAGTACGAGATCGACAACTCCAAGAAAAAATATTCGCAATCGAGTCAGTAGATGTCGAGGTAGACGCGTGGCTTTTGCTCGACTATCTGAAGAACGAATATGCACAAGTAGAAATCCTAGATGAGTTAGATTCCTACATAGACAAGACAGTCGCTATGGCTAGCGCAGAAGAAAATATAGAACAACTCCAAGAAATAGTTTTAAGGGTAAGTGATAAGGTAGATGTCAAGCCGCCAGAAGAGAGTATGCAAAGCATATCTTTATTCGAGGATGACAAAGAACTAGCGAAATATTTACCCTTAGGACTCAATAGTGAGTATGACTCGCAAATTCAGTTCTCTCCCAAAGACTTAGTGCTTGTGGGCGGACGAAGAGGCTCAGGCAAGTCGTTGACTTGTTGTAACCTCGCAAACTCGGTGTATGAATCAGGGCGATCTGCCTTGTACTTTACAATCGAAATGGATAGTAGATCAATTCTGCAAAGAATTTGTTCTATTTCAACTAAGATACCTTTCTCTAGGTTAAGAAGCAAAATGCTTTCAGCCTCAGAATGGAACCTAGTCGGTGGATGGTGGGCAGGTAGATTTGAAGGTGGACATGAATTATTGCCAGAGTTCAAAAAGACTCATGACTTTGAATCATTCCATAAAGCCTTAACAAAACTCGAGCTACACAAAGATAAACAGATAGATGTTATCTATGATCCAGCACTTACTCTTTCGAAGATTCAATCTGAATTAGACAAGAAAGTAAACCAATTAGATGTTGGAGTAGTAATAGTAGATTATCTAAACCAAGTTCGTCGTCACAATGCACCAAGTCGCTCTGGTGGTCAATATGACTGGACAGAACAGATAGAAGTCAGTAAGAAAATGAAGATGTATGCACAAGAATATGAAACGCTTGTCTTTGCTCCGTATCAGACAGATGCAAGTGGAGAAGCTAGGTTTGCAAAAGGTATTCTTGATGCGGCAGATGCTGCCTACTCGTTAGAGACATGGGAGCAACAGGATGAATGTATGACATTTAATTGTGTAAAAATGAGAAGTAATCGTATGGAAAGCTTTACTAGTGTGGTCGATTGGGAAACCTTAAAGATTGGTCCACAGTCAGCAATCAATCCTAAACAGAGAGAAAACATGAAGGAAAATATGGCAACAGGAGAAAATGTAGACGACATATGACATTAATATTATACACAGAACAACAACTACTTATCGCATATACTAGATATGTGAGACAATTAGGAGAGTCATCAGTTAAAGTGATGACACCTACGATCGAGGAGTTTCGTAAAATATACGAAACAGAACACGAAAATAAATTATGGGACGAAATAAATGACTAAAACAGAAAAAGCCGCACTACAGGAATCTTTAGTGCAAGTAGGCGCTGCTCTAGTAATTAATTTTCCTTTACAAACATTTATGTTATGGGTGATGATAGAGAAGTGGGAATGGACAAGTGCCTTTCTTATATCTTTAACTACTACTTTTATATTTACAGTAGTAGCATTGATAAGAACATATATGATTCGTATGGAAATTGAGAAGAGACGCAGACATGGACTATGGAGAAAAGTAAGGAACAGTGGCGGCAGATAGAATCAGTAAAGAAACGGCAGAGTTAATTGCTCTGCCACCTTTCGACAGGGAGACTAGATCAGTAAAGTTTTTACTGAATCAACCAACTGTGCGTGATAACATTCACAAAGTACCAGTTAATGAACCCTTGAAGGAAAGTTTAATAGAGCATGGAATGAAATCGCCAATACTAACCATGCCTAGTTATTATCCGATTGCAGGAAGTCAAAGACTAAGAGCAATGCAAGAAATAGTTAAGACACACAAAGATGGCTGGATGTTTAAAACAATGGATGTAGAAGTATTCCGTTTCCAAAAAGAGTGGTGGAATATGTTTTACTTGTGGGGCGATAAAGAATTTAGAAACAAAGCCATAGCAATATGGTTTCAAATGGTAGAACTTGCTTGGAAGAGTAAGTATTACGAACACAAAGAAGATCCAAGTGGAAAAGCTATGACAGATTTTGAAAAACTTGGAGATGAATTAAAGGGGTGGAAACACAAAAAACTATGAAAGTATTTTTAGAACATTTTTTCTATGCATTAACACTATGGTTAATATTAGTAGTACCAGTATTTATTATAGCATTTTTAGTAGTAACATTAGCATGACAGTAGAAGAACTATTACAAGAACGAAAAATACCATACAAGCTATCTCCAGCAGATGCTATAGTTAAGTGTCTCAATCCTGAGCATGACGACAGTAATCCTAGTATGAGAATTGATAGAATTACAGGTGTATTCAACTGTTTTTCGTGTGGCTATAAGGGCAACTTATTTAATCACTATGATGCCCCTTCGAATCCATTAGATATTCGTAGAGAAAAGGCTAGACGAAAGATAGAAGAAAAAAGAGCATCTTCGATAGGACTGAAGATGCCAAAGAATTTTATGCCTTATGTGGGCAACTGGCGTGAGATAACTCCAGAAAGTTACAAATTGTTTGATGCATTTTTGCATCCAGACAAACCATTTACAGGCAGAATTTCTTTTCCAATTAAGGACTTGACAGGAAGAATAGTAGCATTTAACTGCAGAACACAGTCCCCAACTGATGTTCCAAAGTATTTAATACATCCCCCGAAGGCATTGCTACCTTTGTATCCTGCTCGAGTCCGCCCTATAAAGGGTAGAGTAATATTAGTAGAAGGTATCTTTGATATGTTAAATCTACACGACAAAGGCTTAACCAATGCTGTATGTTGTTTTGGAACTAGAAATATTGATATTGACAAACTAAAGTTATTAAAAATGCAAGGAGTATCTGCAGTAGATATACTATTTGATCCTGATGAAGCAGGACAAGAAGCAGCAACTCGAGTTGCCGAACTCTGTGAAATAGCAGAGATATTATCAAAAAACATAAGGCTACCTGTACAATTAGGGGATGCAGGAGCATTAAACAAAGTAAAAGTAAAAGAATTAAAGGAGACATTATATGGCTAAAATAGCCCTAGTAGAAAGCAAACCTAGTCGTAATGACTATGTAAGATTATTTGAGAATGAAATACAGTTTGACAAGTATGAACTATGTTCTGATCCAACAATTAAGAAAGTATTAAAACGAGATTGTGATATTGAGATAAATCAAGATGACTATGATTGGATTATACTTGTTGGTTCTGAGTGTTTAAAGTATTTTACAAGTCAAAACTCAGTAACAGAATATAGTGGTAGATGTATTGATGATAAGTACCTACCAGTAATTAACCCAGCAATGTTAGCGTTCAAGCCAGAAGCTAAAAAGACATGGGAAGAATCACGAGAAAACATAGTTAAGTATACACAAGGAAAACTAAAACAACAAAAACTTGCAGATGACAAGTGTTATGGTATTAGAGATTCAAAAGAACTACATAGATACCTAATNAAAGCTAGAGATCATGCAAATGACTTTGTTGCTCTTGACTCTGAGACTTCAGGTCTGTACCCTCGAGATGGGTATATGCTAGGTATTAGTTTATCTTACGAAGCAGAGCATGGAGTATACATAGATTGTGAGTGTATAGATGAAACAGCAGAAGTACTACTTCAACAAATATTTGATAAAAAGAGAGTAGTATTTCATAATGCTAAGTTTGACTTAGCGTTCTTCGAATATCACTTTAGATTTAAGTTTCCAAGATTCGAGGATACTATGTTACTACACTATATGTTAGACGAGAATCCTGGCACACATGGTTTAAAACAACTATCACTTAAGTACACTCCTTATGGCGATTATGAAAAAGGTATGTATGAATGGATAGATGACTACTGTCGTAGAAATGGTATACTCAAAGGTAGCTTCAGTTGGGATCTTATTCCTTTTGATGTTATGCAAGATTATGCTGCAATGGATGCAGTGTGCACCTTCTTACTATTTCAGAAGTTTGAAAACGCACTAGTAAAGAATGATAGATTGTATGGAGTATACAGAGATATACTTATTCCAGCTTGTAGATTCTTAACAGACATTCAAGATTCTGGAGTGCCTTTCGATAAAGACAGACTACAAACATCTTCAGTACTAATGCAAGAACAAATCGATCAAGCTATAGAAAAGTTATATACTTATCCAGCTATTAAAGAGTTTGAACATAACCAAGGCAAAGACTTCAATCCGAATAGTACATTACAACTTCGAGGATTACTCTTTGACTTTTTAGGATTAAAACCTACAGGCAAGAAAACTGGAACGGGTGCGCACAGTACTGATGCGGAAGTGCTAAAAGAGTTAGCAGAGCATCATGAAGTACCACAACTAGTACTTGACATACGACAGAAAGTTAAGATTAAGAGTACATATCTTGACAAGATTTACCCACAGCTAGACAGAGATAGTAGACTTCGTACAGGTTTCAACCTACACGGAACAACTTCTGGAAGGTTGTCATCAAGTGGTAAAATGAATATGCAACAGATTCCAAGAGACAACCCGATTGTCAAAGGATGTATCAAAGCCGCACCAGGCAAGAAGATAGTTGCAATGGATTTAACAACAGCAGAAGTATATTGCGCAGCAGTGCTTGCAAATGATAAAGCCTTAATGGAAGTATTCCAAAGTGGTGGAAACTTTCACTCAAACATTGCAAAGATAGTATTTAACTTACCTTGCGAAGTCAAAGATGTAGCAGAGCAGTACGGAACACAAAGGCAGATGGCAAAAGCTGTTACCTTTGGAATCATGTACGGAGCTGGTCCGAAGAAGATTAGTGAACAAGTTACCAAAGACTCAGGAACATTCTTTAGTATGAGTGAAGCCTCTGCAGTTATTAAAGATTACTTTCAACAATTTCATGGTTTAAAGAGATGGTTAGATGACAATAAGAAGTTTATACAGGATAATGGTTTCCTATACTCTCATTTCGGAAGAAAGAGAAGGTTACCAAATGTATTCTCACAAGACAAAGGTATTGCGTCTCACGAAGTAAGATCTGGTATTAATTTTCTAGTACAGTCGATTGCATCTGATGTAAACTTACTTGGAGCGATTGATACTCATAATGCTATTGATAGTAAACAAGCAAAGATATTTGCGTTAGTACATGACTCTATTCTAGCAGAAGTTGATATAGATTATGTAGATGAGTATATGGGAATAGTAAAAGAATGTATACAAAAAGACAGAGGTATATCAATACCTAACTGTCCAGTTGGATGTGATTTTGATGTAGGAGATGATTATTCATTCGGAAAATTTGAGGCAAAGTATGGAGTTTAAAAGAGGAACAGAAAAAATACTAATAGAATTAGTAGTGCCAAGCGTTACAGAAGGACAAGATAATGGTATGGAACATACTAGAAAAGTACTAAAACAATGGATTGATAGTTCTGACTTTCACTATACTTGTCAGTTACCAAAACAGACTTATAAAAAAGTATTTAAAGAAGAAGCGTGGCCATCTGAATTCGAAGAATATACAGTATACCCTAAGAAACTTTCGAGAAGAGAAAAAGTATTACTTGATCCTCTCGGTGCAAGTCTAAAAACTAGGAAGTAATGAAACTAGAAGATATTCGATTCCCACTTTATGTGGTTCACTCTGATGAAGTTATTCGTAGAGATGGCGTACTTTGGATAGAAGGTGCAGTCATTGATGATACCAACACAGAAGGAGATAGTATAGGTGAAAGAAGATTACGAACACCTTTAAAAAATATGTATGATTTAAAACACCAAATAAATAATTTTGGTGGACTAATAAAACACAGAGGGCGTTTTTATGTGGACTCAAATGGAAAGTTCTTTATCTATGAAAAGAGTAAGAAAGCAGATTTAAAATACCACCCAATAAGTAAAGTAGAGCAAAAAGAGTTTGCCACTTTGATTTGGATAAAAGGTATACCATTTCCGTTTGAAGTTCCCAGACCCCCTGAGAGAACAGAGACATACGCAGGAGTACTCTATGTAAATAGAAGGCCTGCTTACTTGTATGAATTAAGCACACGCAAGTACAGAGATACTTGGAGAAAAATATAATGTTAAATAACTGGAGAAAATAAATGGCAAATCATGTATACAATTACATAACCGTAACGGGTACAGAAGAAGTAGAAAAAGTCTTTGATAGTCTTGGAGAAAACTTTACCGTTACAATACAAAGACCTAACTGGGAAGGTGTTAATACAAATTACACCGAGTTTAAGGGAATAGAAGAACTAGAATTTATGCCAGAGTATGATGAAGAAAGCTCATACCAGTGGTACGTAGATAATGTTGGAGCAAAGTGGTGTCACATTGAAGAATGGGAAGGAGATTATATGAATCTTTGTTCTGCATGGAGTGCATGTACAGAGTTCGTAGGACGTCTGACTACATTCTTGGCAGAAACAGATCCAAATGTTCATGTACGTCATCAGTATGAAGATGAGTTTCGCAACTTTATCGGAGTTGCAGTCTACGAAGGAATAGAAGCTGATGAAATATTATTCGAAGAACTCGATGATGGAGAACTAACGGAACTTTTCAAAGAGAAATGTCCAGAGTCTGACACCGAAGTAGATGATTGGACAGACGAAATCTATGAAGCATATGATGATTTCATCTATGACTGGTTTGGGTCTCAAAACATATAGTATAAAAACAAACAATTTTAACTCGAAGGGCGACCATAATTTAATTTTATGGACTCTCCCAACCATATATTTTGGTTCGCCCTTTAGAGTTTTTTCATAATTAAGGACACAATGAAGGCAGTATTAAGTAATAGAATATACATAGAGTGTAGTAACGAGTATCAAGAATATCTCGACAAAAAACTCACCTATAGTATACCTCCTCGTAGACCTACAGACCCACCTATCATTATAAAAAATATGGGCGTAGTGAGAGCAGGTTTAGTTACTTTACCTATCGGGAGATTGGATTTGATTCCTGACGATTATGAGATAGTCGATAAGCGCGTAGAGATACCGATAGAACCTCTTGACTTTAAGTTCAATTTACGAGACTCTCAACAGTCCGTATATGATGAAGTCGAAGGCAGTTGTATAATTAACGCTTGGGTAAGTTGGGGAAAGACATTTACTGCGTTAGCTATCGCAAATAAATTAAAACAGAAAACTTTAATCGTAACCCACACTTTAGCCTTACGAGGGCAGTGGGAAAAAGAAATAGAAAAGGTTTTCGGGGTTACGGCGGGG